CTGTAGCTGGTCCAAAAAATCTTTTATTAAGTGGTCTTCCCATTTTTTTTCTCCTATAAAAAGTAGTCCTATGCCCGTTCTATGAGCTACGCTGTGGGTACAGCATAAGTCCGCCTTGCGGCACACTATTTGACAATAGTATTTATCAATCTAAACCAGTAAAGGACTTTAAGTCAAAAAAATAGGACCCGAAGGTCCTATTTTCTCAGTTTATAAAAACTTAGCTAAAGCTAACATTACCATTAGTAATTGCAACTTTACCTAAGTAATCAGCTGCGTTACCAAGCGATGAAGCTGTGTTAGACAATTCAACATAACCATAACGTGTCATAAATGATACGGTAGGTTCGAATGTTGATGGATCTAATACAACACCACTTGACATCAATGGAATGTATGGGCAATAGAACGCTGGTGCGTCTGATTCGCTTGCACCTTTGTAACCAACAAGTACATCAGCACCATCTGCTGAGTAAGTGTTAACGTACACTTTCATTGCGTTATTCAATGTACCAACCATCTTAGTGTTAGTTGGTGCTTCGAATGTACCTTCAGTTGTTCTTGCGAACGCTGAAGTTGTCGCACTTTGTAGAATTGTTAACGCAAATGGGCTAACTACGGCGTAGTTACCTGCGCCTCTACGTGTACGCTGTGCAATCAAGTTAGCAACACGGTTGATCTGAACAGCTAACGCAGCATGTTCGTCACCAACAAATGTAGCTGTACCTGATACAGCAGCTTGGTCATATGTTTCAGCAGCATTACCAGCTAGGCTAGATAGGCTTGCTAAAACTTCTTGATCAATCTCAGCGGTAATTTCTTGTGCTAAAGCAGCCATAATTTCTGCTTCAACGTCAATACCGTGCATTGATTGTGCATCCTGTGCAGCTTCAAAAGTCCATCTAGCTGATAGCTTTCTTGACTTCGCTTCTACAGTTTGCTTCAAGATTTGAATGCTTAACTTACGTCCAGCTTGGCCTTCTAAAGCTGCTGTAGTAGCTGCTTTATCGTCCGCTGCGCCTGAATAGCCTTCAGCAATCTTGAATGGGCTTAACGCCTCTTCACCAGCTGTTGTGTCTGTTCCGTTTGTGCTATTAAAGCCTTCTGCGTAACGTACACGTAACGTGTGAATTTGACCAACTGGGCCAGTCATTGGTTGTACACCAACTAGCTCGTTAGCAATAACAGTTGGCATAACACGTCTGATAACTGGTAGGATAACACGGTTAAGTGTTGCTACGTTACCTGCACTTGTTGCTCCAGCAGTTGCACTCTCAGACAAATACTTGCGAGTGTTTTCTAGTGTGGCAGCCATTACGCTTTTCTTGTTACCGTCTAGGCCTTCAAGAAGAGCATCTTTGGTTTCTGTCCAGCGACTTTCTAATAGTTCTGACATCATTTTCTCCTTAATTTAATCCAGCAAGACGGCGTATATCAAGTACATTTGATTCGTCTGCTTTGACATGTGTCGTTGTTTTTTCTCTGTTGCCTGTTACTTCTGTGCCTTCTGATAATATTGCCTTACGCTTTGCTGGAGTCTGGCCATCAATAACTGATGGTAGGTACTTATCAAACGATTTTTGTAATCTAGTGGTTTGTACACTTTCCAGTAAGTCTGTCATAATCTCTTGCTGATCTCTGCTCAATGGAGCAATTAGATCGCGCATGATCTTTTCGCGGTTTGCTGCTTCAACTAATTGCTTCTTCTCAGTTGCCTGTGATTCTGCAAGTTCTTTAGCTTTAATAGCAAATGCCTTTGCTTCTTTAAGTTGCTGATCTTTAACATCAATAACTTTAAGTAACTTAGCACTTTCGCTTTTTTCGTTTAGGTAGCTATTTGCATATTCATTGCTGAATGATTCAAATATTTTGCGACCAAAATCGTTTCTTCGTGCTTCTTCAATATCTTCTTTAAGTTGACTAATTTCTCCTTTGAGAACTTTATCAACAGTTTCTGATACTGCCGTAGCACTTCTTTCAACAAAGTCAGTTTTAACTTTCTTGAAGTGTTCTTTAGCTTCACGTACTAAACGTACTTTTGTTTCTGCTAAATCTTTCTTATCTTCATAGAACTCTGCAATCTCAGATGAAAGAGCTTCTACTACAAATTCCTCAAGCTGTGCATACTTAGATGCCATTGCTTTCTTGTCTTCGTGTAGTTCACCAACTTCTTTTGAAAGTTGATTCAAAACAAAATCTTTCATTAGTCCTGCGTTTTCACGCATTGCTATGGCGTATTTTGCTTTAGCTTCTGCAAGTTGTTTACGATCTTCTGAAAATTCAGCAATTTCTTCTGCTAGTCTTTCAGATAACATGCTATCAATGGCTTCAACCATTGTTGACTTGTCGTGTTCGTATTTCTTTGCAAATTCTTCACGAAGTTCAGCGGTAACTTGTTGACGATTCTCAGTGATCTTCGTGTCCCAAGCTGTTTGTATTTCTGCTTTTACTTCTTCTGAAAGTGCGCTGCTCTCGAAGAGTGATTTTAATGCTTCCAACATATTATATTCTCCTCAGTTATCGGAGCCCGCTTATTATTCCTAATAAGCTCTCTTTTAAATATTTTTGTGCCTTTGCGTCTTCTTTAGTTGCCTGTGCTAGTTCGTATGCCTGGTACCCTCCGCGGGTGTTCATCAAGTGTTCGTATATTGGCGTTGGGTACGCTCCAGGAGCACTAGGTTGTGCAACTACGTCCACTGTTATAATTTCAAAGTCGGAAACGTTGCCGCTTCCGTCTTCTGATACGTTACCAGATCCCCTAGATGAGACACCTAGCTTAACTCCGCTTTCCAGCATTGTTTGCACTAGTTGCCCCATTGGGGTTGGTAATACTTTTAATTTACCATAACCATTAGGTCCGTCCATCCACGTTTCTGTAATCATGTGTGATACACGGTCTAAGTTAATGTTAAGGCCTTCTGGATGATCTACTTCTCCAAGAACACTATATCCTCCCTGGATTTGGTCATTAAGAGTTTTGACAGCCCTGCCAATTTCTTCTACAGGATATACACGTTGGTTAGCATTACGCACCCCGCCTTGTATACAAATACCTTTTAGGTATAAGTCTTTTCCTCCATTGGAATTTTCAGCAGACTCAACGACCATGTTAGCTTGGTCAAATGTCAGATGCTCTCTTAGAAAGTTTTGCATTCAGTTTCCTTATTTTGCTCTTTTAGGAGCGCCGTTTAGTGGTGAACCTGCACCCTTATCGGCTTGTTCTGGCTTCCCTTTTTTCTCTGCACCGTGACCTGGTTCTGATTTACCAGCTTTAGACGCTTTACCGCCTGGTACATTGATGTTTCCGCCGTCTTGGTCTTTTGCGTTCAGTTCGCCTAGACCAGCATGGTCGCCACTTCCTGCTTCTCCACCTTTTACGATGTTAGCTGAAGTACCACCCATGTTATTTGCACTTGCTACTGGTGACTTTCCGCTGTCTCCATTATCGCCTGTGCTTTTCTTTTCTGCGCCGTGTCCGCTTGCTACTTTGTCAACGTACTCACGCATTTGTTCTCTGTCTGATTTTGGTGTTACAGCTTCGTCTACTTCTTCGTCAGTAGCTTCGTCAACTTCTTCATCAGATGCTTCGTCTACTTCTTCGTCAGTTGCTTCAAATGCAAACGCTTCTTCTTCAGGTGCTTCTTCACCTTCTTCGTCATCGTCGCCTTCTTCGCCTTCGTCACCCATCATTTTTTCAAATTCTGCTTTAAGGTCATCAAGTGCATCTTCTAAATCAACAACACGGTCTTCAAGCTCTTCTTCGCCTTCTTCACCTTCTTCGTCGCCGCCCATTTCGATGTCACCGATCATGTCATCTCCAGCATCGCCGCCAATTCCTGGCATTTCTGGCTCGCCTTCAACTTCAAATTCGTCTAGATCAAAGTTTTCGTCTACTTCTTCGTCACTTGACTCATCAACTTCTTCATCACTTGACTCATCTACTTCTTCGTCAGTAGCTTCATCAACTTCTTCGTCAGTTGCTTCTTCGACTTCTTTGTCTTCTTCTTCAATTTCAATATCTGATTCAATTAGATTTGCGTAGATGTCTCTTGACTTTTCTACAACAATTTCGTGGAATAGTTCTTCTGCACCAGCTTTGTCTTCATTTACAAGACGCTCGAGCATTTCTTCGAACTTATTTCTATCTGCCATTTCATTTCTCCTATAAAAGTTTTACCTATGGTAAGGCTGTCATTTGTATTTACTATTTATACCAAAATGTATGTAGATATAGGCTCAAAACGAACCATTTTCGCTAGAATTGCGAGATCTTATAGATTTCTTGGAAATTTCCAAGGTCCATTGTACTAAAGTTTGTAAAATTATTTAGTTCAATTGGCTGATAATTATCTGGTGCTATAACTCTAATAAAGTTAGTTTGTTTGTTATCTCTTATAACTGTTTTAGTTTGTCGTAGCCAATTACCGTAGAATGTGGCGCCTTCGTTGCTTCTTTTGTAGTTTTTAGTGTCAGCATATAAATTATTAAATTTACTATGATCGTCTAAACCTTTATAATCAAATCCTAAAATATAAATGTTATCATAGCCGTGTTCAGCCGCTAACCATAATGCTGTAGGACCGCTTGACCATCCTTTACTGGGTTGAAAGTAATTAATATTCTTTAATTCAGTGTATGCTTTGTTATGATTAGTCCAAACAGTATTTGTATTAGGATAACCGCTTCTAGATATTTCTAATATCATTTTTACATCTACAGCGATAAGATAATCTGGAGCAAAAGTTCTATATAGTGCATTACATCCGTAGGTTGCACCTAATTTTGCTAATTGTTCTGGATCTATAGAAGATCTACTTACACCATTGCCTAATACAAAGGCAGTTTTATTGTCTTTGTTTTTTATAGACCGTGATATTTGTTCTTTTTGTTTTTTGAGTTGTTTTTCTAGTCTACGTCTGTTGCGTATTACTAGCCATTCTTCTTTTGTGTAAAGAGATTTATCAATTTTGGCCATTGTTAAACACCGCCGGCCTCCGCTTGCGATGCTATACCATACATTTGACGTACAAAATCTAATTCATTTTGCATTTCTTCGTGGTGTGTTTCTGATGCTTTTCGTATTCTATTGATTTGACCTAGTGTTAGTCTAGTTTTTCTTGTGTCGGATGCCTTGATCGGAGACTGATCATGCTCGGGCTCGTAGACTTTATCCTCTACTGGCTCAAGTGTTTCTCTATCAAAATAAAATAATTCTCTAAGTATCATATTGTATTTATACCGTTTGGTCAGTTGTTGGTGTGCCTGCGCCTAGTTCGGTTCCTGTTGTTGTATCTGGTGGTGTTGCTTCACCACCGTCTGTTGATGGTACAGAAGCATCTTCATCTTCTACTCCACCTAAATCTGCTTCCATTCCTGCTCCTGAAATACCTCCACCGCGCATTTCGCCTGCGGCATCTGTTGGTGGTGTTTCAAGATTCTCATCATTTTCTTCTCTCCACAGTCTTTCGTTCTCAGCAATCTCTTCTTCAGTCATTCCTAAGAAGCGTTTAAGTGCAAATCTATTTGAAATATAAGGAATAGCACTCATTTGTGTGTATGTTGGTACACGAGCATTGTCAACTTCGCTTTGTCTATACGATGCAAAGTTCTGTGGTGGTTGGAAAATAAGGTCAAACATTGATGTATCAACGTTCATACCCTTTTCTAACAAGTATTTTTTAAATTCTTTATCAAATTCTTCAATGA